CTTCCCTGGTCCGATCCCAACAGCTTCCCTCTTGAGGACCTCCGCAAGGTGAGGAAGGACATCGAGACCTTCGGCGAGCAGTACAAGCGTCAGGACCTCGAAGCTGCTGCGGAGACACTGCTGGGAGGCATCGTCCCCGGGTGGACCAAGGACAATGACCACAGTGCGGAGACTCCCGCACGCTTCGTGAAGATGTTGAGGCAGCTCTGTGAACCCGTCCCCGAATGGAACTTCACCACCTTCCCCGCCGAGACCGATAACATGGTCGTTCTGGGGCCAATCCCTTTCTACACTCTATGTGCACATCACGTTGTGCCCTTCCATGGCACAGCTTTTGTTGGTTACGTGCCTGATCGAGTTGTTGCCGGCCTATCGAAATTTCCACGCGCTGTCCGCGCTGTTGCAAAGGGACTCCACGTACAGGAAACCCTGACGACGCAGATCGCGGACTTCCTGGAAGCGAAGCTGGAACCCAAGGGCCTGGCTGTGGTGTTGAAGGCCGAGCACATGTGCATGGCCATGCGTGGAGTCGAAGTCGCGGGAGTCATCACGACGACCGCCGAGATGCGAGGAGTATTCAGTGACCATTCCCGTACCGCCAAGGCCGAGTTCCTCGAATGGATCCGCGACGCCAGGTGAGCGTCTCATGCGCTCGGGTGAGATCCCGAGCGCAGTGATGTCTCTCCTCGCTACCGTGTGTCTCGAGGACAGCAAGCGTTGGTTCCCCGGCGAGACCAACGGCGACCTCGTTCACCACACGCTGTCGATGGCTGGTGAGGTCGGCGAGGTGGCGAATATCGTCAAGAAGATCCAGCGAGGAGACCTCAAGCTCTCCGACGCTGTTGTCCTGCACGACCTTCGTGAAGAGGTCGTCGACGTGTTCATCTACCTGTTGAACCTCGCAGGCATCCTAAACATCGACCTGTACAAGGGCTTCGCCGCGAAGCGGGCCATCAACGAGAAGCGATGGGGGAATGGTCAGAATGGCTGAAGGCGTCAACCCGTCTGAGACGGAACAGCTCCTGCTTCAGTTCGACGCGGAGTTCGATCAGCTGTGCGTCGAAGCGGCTGTCAACAAGGGACAGTCGTTCCTTGGCGAGGACACGATGGGACAGGTACTCGCCGAGCTCATCGCCCTCTCCAACTCAGCACGCTACACCTTCATGAAGATCCGCTGGCTCCAGTACAAGCTCTCGAAGGAGGGTAGTCAGAAGCTCGACCTCAACCTCGCGAAGGATTTCAAAAAGGAGATGTGACATGAACAACGACGTGCTGTATTACTGGGGGTTCATCACCACAGGGGTCATCGTAGCAGGTGTTGTGATGTGGCTCGCCTGGGCCCTTCGCAACGATCGGAACAAGTCACCCAAGTCTATCGTCATCAAGATGAACGGTGCATACGACTTCCTCATCGAACAGGATGGGGCAACACGTACCATCACGAGACGACTGATCTCTATGTCGCGAGACATGGACAGCTTCGGCCTGGATCGTCTCGAACTCGTCTTCACGAACACCGACGACACCTGGAAAGCAGAGGGCCTTCTCTCATGAAGATCGCACTGATCCCGCCAGTTTCTCGTGTCGAGCTGATTCACACGACTGACTACCAGCTCGCTCTTCCGCAGGGTCTCGATGGCTTTCCGACCTACCTGGCAGAGTACCGCAAGGCGAGGGCGAACGGTTCGTTCATCATCCTCGACAACGGTGCCGCCGAAGGCAACCTGTACGACTCGGCAACGCTGCACACGTACGCTCTCGAACTGATGGTCAACGAGATCGTCGTGCCCGACGTGCTGGGCGATGCCGACGCTACGTGGGACAAGGCGAACGCCTTCGAGTCGAGCGTGCAGGATGCGAAGTTCAACTACATGGGTGTCATCCAGGGAGCGAACACCGACGAGCTCATCTGGATGGTCCAGTCGTACGCGACGAAGCCGTGGATCACTACGCTCGGCATCCCGCGACACCTGCTGACCTCCTTCCCGCTCGGAGACCAGCGAAACGCCCGCGTGGTGATCGCGCAGTGGATCCACGACAACTTCCGTGGCCGCTTCCAGCTTCACCTGCTCGGTACCAACCCGAAGTACATCACAGAGATCACGGACTACCGAACGCAGTTCGCGATGTACGGAGTCCGCGGAGTCGACACCTCCGCACCGTTCAACTACGCGTTCTCGCAGAAGCCGATCGAGTCGGGCGTCGAAGTCAACAGGCCTAACAACTACTTCACCCTCCCCGCATCTGCCTTCGACGAGCAGTACCTCGCGCTGAACCTGATCCGCCTGAAGAAGGCGATCGACGGGTGAGCGAGCGCAAGCAGATCGGAGGTACGCACTACAACCAGTACGAGATCCAACCGTTCGACGTGATCGACGAAGTCGCCGGCGAACACAGTTGGGTGTTCTACTTCGGCAACGCGCTCAAATACCTCATGAGGTACAAGAGCAAGGGTGGGGTCGTGGACCTCGAGAAGGCCAAGCACTACATCGAGATCCTGATCAGGAAGGAGAGGTCACCCGATGGAGGCAACCTCCCCGTCGATAACACGGAAGCACCCGAAAGCGAACTGCGAGCGGTGCCCCCTGTTCAAGGAGGGACGTTTCGTCCCTACACTCCACCCCACGGGAAGTCCTAATGGGATCGCCGTCGTTGGAGAAGCCCCAGGATTCCACGAAGCGACCTACCAGCGTCCCTTCATTGGTCCTTCTGGGCAGCTGCTGGACAGGGTCCTTGCACATGCTGACATCCGCCGCAATGAGACCCTCCTCACCAACGCGTGCCTGTGTCGTCCGCCGGACAATGCCACTCCGCCAGCCGAGGCGGTTGCCGCATGTAAGCCTCGACTCCATGCCGAACTCGTTGAAGCTGGAGTGGGAAAGGTACTTGCGCTAGGGAACACCGCGGCGAAGGCTACGATCAACACCACACGGGGCATCTTGGCTCTTCGTGTTGGTCCTGCTAGGGAAGCCAGCTTCGCTCCAGGAGTGGCTGTGGTGCCTACGGTGCACCCGGCCTATTGTCTTCGTAACGGAGATGGTTTCCCGTTCCTTGTCAACGACACACAGAAGCTGGTGCACAACCCCCCGCCGTGGGAACCGCCTGAGTACATCGTTGTCGATACCATTGAGACTGCTCTTCAGGCCATCGAGCAGCTTCACGTCATCGCTAAGAAGTTGACGATCGACATCGAGTGCGGTATCGAGAAGGACATCTCGTTCAGTCATCCGTCCGAGTATCAGATGCTTTGCATCGGAGTGGGGTATGCCAAAGGCAAGGTTGTCATCTTCGGCGAGAACGCCTGTGTGCCCGAAGTCTATGCGGCCCTGCGAGAACTATTCCGAAGTAAAAACCTTTCGGCACACAACGGGAAGTTCGACCTGGAAGGTCTGTACCCAGTTCTTGGTGTCCTCAGGCTCTACTTCGACACTATGCTCGCTCATTACTGCCTTGATGAACGACCCGGAACGCACAAGCTGGAGATCCTCGGGCCTGAACTCCTAGGCATGCCCGACTGGAAGGATGTACTCAAGCCCTACCTGGGTGAGGGAAAGAACTACGCGGTCATCCCTCGAGACATCCTCTACAAGTACTGCGCGTACGACGTCTCGGGAACTTGGGATCTGGAAGAGTACTTCGTAGAGCGTCTGGCGAAGCAAGGGCTCCGGAAGCTGCACGACTTCCTTGTCGAAGCGTCGAACGCTCTGATGTTCCCGGAGCTCAACGGGATCGCCATCGATCGCAAGTACTCTCGCGAGCTGTCAAATGAGTATCTCGGCTTCATCCACGAGCAGTACGACGCGATGCAGAAGCTGACTGGAGGAAAGGACTATGACAAGAAGGGTGGTATTAATCCAGCGTCGCCGCAGCAAGTTAAGAAATACTTGGCAGACCATAAGATCGTCGTGGACTCAACCGATAAGGAACACCTCGAAGCCATCGCGGTCAGAGTTGATCCTCGTTCAACCGTCGGACAGTTCATCGGACATCTTCTCGAGCATCGATACCTCGCTAAGCGTCGAGGTACATTCATCGAAGGGATTCGTAAGCGTCTCCATAAAGGACGCATCTTTACCACCTATCTCCTACACGGTACGACTTCAGGACGACTCGCAAGCCGAAACCCCAACCTACAGAATATTGTCCGTGACGAAGGAATCCGCGGACAGTTTGTGGTATCACACGTAGACAACGTCTTGATCCATGGTGACTACAAGCAGGTCGAAGGCCGAGTAATTGCGACGGAAGCTCAGGACGAATACCTTCGTTCAATTTTTGCCGACCCTGACCGTGACTTGTTCGACGAGCTCGGGCTCGGTTTGTACGGCGTGCGCAAGCCAACCAAGGAACAGCGTATTCGAGTTAAGGCGTACTTCTACGGGTTGGGTTATGGACGTACGGCTTACACGATCGCAGCGGAGTACAAGCTGTCGCTTCGTGAAACAGAGGAAGGCCTCCGCAAGTTCCGTTCGCTCATCCCGGGTGTTGTTGCGTGGCAGGCCGAGACAACCAAGCGGATCCTGTCTCATCAGAACCTCGAAACTACCTTTGGTCGCAAACGTCGATTCTACCTGATCACCAAGGAGAACCGTCAGGACGTCATCAACGAAGGTCTCTCGTTCATTCCGCAGGGTACAGCGAGCGACATCTGTCTTCGTGCACTCATCCGTATCCAGCCTCGCCTGAAGGGTCTCGGATACATTCGCTTGACCATTCACGACGCCATCGTGGTCGAGTGCAAGGAAGCTAACCGAGAGATCGTTACGGAGATCATGCGAGAGGAGATGATCCGATCGGCCGAGGAGTGGACTGACTACCTCCCGTTCGAAGTGGACTTCAGCTACGGTAAGTCATGGGGTGAACTCACATAGGAGAGCTAGTGTTCGGTTACGACATCAACGGTGTCAAGGCCGTCGTCGGAGTCATCATCGCCTTCCTGATGGGACTCAACGTCGCACTGATACTGATCTGGCGAGAACTCAACATGATCAGAAGGGCTGCACGCTATGCCGCAATCCGAGAACGCCGTGCCGGACGTAAATCGTTTGAACAGGCGGCGCCTGTGGCCAAAGGGATGGCCCTCACCGCTACTGCCGCCCTCGGCACAACCCTCCAGCGCGCCTCCGACGAAGCCGGGAGGCGGGACCGTCTTCGTGCGTCCGAAGGAACTTCAGGAGTCGCAGGGATTCAAAGTGAACACCGCACGCCTGACGCCACTGACTGAGATCGTGATCGAATTGCCCGTTGAGAAGGACCGCGGGTAACCATATATAATTAATACATGAGCAACAGCATTCGCACGCCGAAGGTAGGAAAGACGGCCACTTCTCGTCGGATCGCCGAAGCAGTCGACAACGAGGAGTGGCAGGCGTTCAGAGTCTCCATGAAGGGTACCACCACAGGGACCAAGCTTCGCATGCTCATGGAGTACTACGAATATGCCAGTAAGGAAACGCACCAACACGAAGTAGGTCAATGGGACGACTGCGACATCTGCGTTCGCGTCGACAACTACATCAAGGCGATGTGCAGGGGTGGCCTGCTGTTCCCTGGTGTGTCGCTCGAGTCATGCCTGGAGAAGAAGTGGTACGTGAAGATCAAGAAGTAGTGAAGAGGAAAATTGGTAACCCTCGGGTTGCAGCGTGCGGCACACACTCGGGACACTCGAGGCACGCTCGACGTAAAGAACCTCCTTGCGACCCTTGTCGACTGGCATACAACGACTACAATCGTGAACGTACACGCCTTCAGAAAATTTGCGGACTACCGCCGAAGCTCATGGGCACGCGTGCTGGATACGGAAGGCACCACAGGGCCGGGGATGTAACTGCCTGGCGTGATGGGATCTACGAACGCTGCGTGCCTTGCACAGAAGCAAATACTGTCAAGTCGAAGGTCAGTCGAGACAAGTACGCGGAGTACGCACAGAAGCGACGCATCAATGCGAAGGCTCTCGATAGGACTTATCGCAGGCTCGCAAAGATGTTCCCGCAAGAGTACCGTCGCATTCGAATGGAAGAGCTGAAGAAGGTTAGGGAGGAAGTACATGGGCGGTAAGAAGAACCTCCCTGTGGGAACGGAAACGGTCAACCAGAACGGCTACCGGAACGTGAAGGTCGATCTGGGCGACGGCAAGACGGGTTGGCGTCTCGTTCACCAGGTCGTCGCTGAGGAGAAGATTCTCAAGCGGCCTCTTCGCTCGAACGAACGGGTCATCTTCGTCGACCCGTCACAACGTCAGAACGTTCACCCTGACAACCTCAAGGTCGTCGTAGTCAAGGGTGCAACGGCTACTAAGCGTGCAGCACAGATCGAGGCACGCATCCACGAACTCGTTGGCGAGTACAAGCTGCTGACTGGAAGGGACTTCGAGCTCAATGGCTAAAGAGTGGGGCGCCAGGACTGAGTTAGAGATGACCCGCGATCACAACCTCGAGGAGGGCCTCAAGTTCACCTGGTCCGACGGTTCTACTGCCGAGGTCTTCAGGCACATGCCCGAGCGTCGCGTCTACAAGGTCATCGTCAGAGGCTTCGAGCGCATCGTTACGGAGCCGTTCATCCTGCAGTGCATGAGGGCTGCAGGCGAAGATCCTCAGATCGATCTGTACTACTCCGCATGGCCGTGGCGCGATGTCAGCAAGACGCAGAAGATCGTCGTCATGTGCATCGTCGCAGCCTTCTTCATGCTCGTCGGTGGTTCAGCTGTTGCTCTGTGGATCGTGACTCACAAGCATTAACTTCAAGTCTAAGCAGTGTCTATGTAACGTAGACAAGCTACAACCGATCTCACGCACTAGGTGCTAGGGCATGATCTTTCGTTAATAGACTTGAGGAGACTCGATGGGTAAGTGGGAAGGTGAGATGCCTCCGATCGTATACATGCTTCTCCAAAAGCTTGGCGGGCGTGTAGAGTTCAACGACGAGGATATGACCAAGTTCATCAACAGCAAGTACACCATGCGTACCTGGTACGACGGCGCCCGGTGTGTCAGCATGTACGAACTCGTGGACAACTCAACCGTGGACGGAGAAGTCGTTGAGCCAGCCGCTGAACTGGGGGAACGGTCCGCTAGGCATCGTGAGCTTGGATCCGGGCGGAACGACGGGCTGGGCTGACTACACAGCCGACATGCTCTTCGTGAACAACGAGAAGCCGGAGTACTTCAATGAGAAGTTCAACTCCGGTGAGATCGGAAAGTTCGGACTCGATCACCACAGGGAGTTGTACAACCTCCTCTCCACGAAGCTGCAGAGGAACTTCATCATCATCTGCGAGAGCTTCGAACATCGACCACGAATGGAAGCAGCCGAGCTCGTCTCGAACGAGTACATCGGCGTGGTCAAGTACTTCCAGCAAGTTCACCGCCTCCCTGTGGTGTGGCAGACGAAGTCCTACGGCTGCAGCTTCTTCGATGACAAGAAGCTGAAGAAGCTCGGCAAGCACAACCAGACACCGCAGGGGCATGCCAACGATGCCATGAGACATCTCCTGCAGTACCTCACTCACGGTTCGCTCGCTCGGAAAGACATCCTGATGGGACTGAAGTGAAGATTTCCTACATCAAGTACCCCGACAACGAGGCGATCATGTCGTTCAACACTCTGGACGGGAGTGTGCCGTCACAGGAGGATCGTGTCGAGATCGACAAAGAGGAGTACTTCGTCGTCTGCGTCAGGTGGATCATTACGACGAAGCGTCCACTCTCGCCGCAGTCCGTGAAGGTGTTCGTCGACTTCGCATCGAACAGGGAGAGCTATCCGAAAGAGATGCAGAAGTGAAGATCATCCTCTCAGGCCGACGCTTCGGCAAGACCTCTCGCATGGTCAACTGGGTGCGAGGGGGAGAGCGTCGCGTTGACGGTACTTGGACGCGCGTCATGCTCTGCATCTCACAGATGGAAGCTGAGCGCGTACAGCGACAGTACTACCTCGACAAGATGCAGGTGTTCGATCCCGAGAGGTGGGAGCGCTTCAAGAACGGTCACCGCGATGTGGAGCTCGGCATCGACAACGCTGAGTTCTTCCTTCGACGTCTCGTTGCAGGACACAAGCTGTCGTTGATGACCTTCGACGACGACGAAGAGATTTACTTTGAGCCGCCAGTTCGTCAGAGGCCGCCCAAGCCCAAGTGGGCTGAGAGCATGAGGATCGACCTCACGCCGGAAATCACTACAGGACAGGAGCAACTCGAGTGATCACCATCGACTACGTTGTCAACAAGCCCATCACCAGAGATCACATCATCGTCGGGGGTGAGCGCAGCACGGTTCGCCAGACCTTCGAGAACGATCAGGAGGGCATGCTGCGCTTCAAGGATCTCCAAGAAGGCAGCCAGGTGAAGGAAGTTCAGCTCACCTGGACTCACGGAGATTACATCACGACGGGTCAGGGCCAGCTGAACCTCCCGTACGCGACACCTCGCGACTTCTGAACAGACGAATGGCCCGGTAGCTAAGAAACTCCACCCCGCAGTGGACAGCTACCGGGCCATTCGTTTGCCCTCTCAACGGGACCAGAGAGGGAGCTACTTCGTCGGTTCGTACACGACGTTGTTGGTGAGACTCGCCGTCCCCGGTGCACCTGCCGGCTTCGAAAGCACGGACATGATGATCGAGAGTACGAACATGCTCACCGCCAACTTGAGCGAGATGAGCAGGTCAGTCGCGAAGAGGTCGAACTGCTCCGCCGTGGTACCCACGAGCCAGGAGGTCAGTACTGCCTGGAGGGCTGACTTACTCGCTCTCTCCAAAGCGTCCATCCAGAACGTTTTCGTGTACGACATTTTGCGCCTTCTTCCTATGCCAGATCCTGATCTCTCGGATGAGCAGGGCTAGACGCCACCACACGACGATGATGGCCATGGTTGCTAGAACTACTCGGGCAACGTTCTTGTACTCCCAGTGAGGGAACCAGGTCGTGATCGTACTCTGCAGGTAGAAGAGCGCTGCAGTGGCTGAGTAGGCCATCAGGTTCTGTCCGACAGGCGAACGCCACCACGAGTCTCGAGTCATCGGGTGAGCTGCGTACAGGAGCACGAAGCCTGCTGCACCAATCAGGCCGGCGAGGACATAAAGCGTAATGAACAATTGCACCGTCATGTCCCGCCCCTCTCACCCTTCAATGCCTGCTCGAACAGAGCAGTGAAACCGTTCTGCTCACGTCGCCGGTGGAGTGCACCCATCACAGGTCGAACTTCTTTGATGAGGTTCTCGACACGCTGGACGTCCTGTTGCGACTTCTCAAGGGCAGCTCTGGCCTCCGAGATCCCCACGGGTTCCTCCTCCTTAACTCCCTTCGACTTCCTGCGAAACCATCGCATGCTTACTCCTTCTTCGCCATCCGGCTAAGCGCCTCCAGTGCATGGAGGGTCGCTCGACCTACTTCGAGGCACTCACGCAATGCAGCTTCCTGCTTGTCGCCTCGGGCGGATTGCTTCTCGTAAGCCTCACGCCACCAATCGATCTCCTTGTCCTTGTGTTCCAGGATCTTGGAGTTGGTGGTATTCACTTCGTCAAGGTGCCTCTGCGGGCGGATTCGGCCTGTGGCAAACAACCACAGGAAGAGAAGTAGAACTGCGAGGGCACTGATGCCGCCGACTTTGGTGATGTCGTTGATCACCGCACCGAACTCGCCCATAGGACCCCCTAAGCTGTACCCGCCTGCGACTCCAGTCGCGACAGTCGTCGTTCGAAATCGGCGAGGACTTCACCGATGTCCTTCTCGCCGTAAGCCTTCGGACGAGGTGACTTGAACCTGTCGTCGTCCTTGATGACCACGTTATCGCTCATGCGCCACTCTCTCCAATCATGGTCGATGGTTGTGCAACGGTGAAGTCGAACTCTTCCGGACCTTCCGAAGACTCCGGCTTGAGCGACATACTCATCGCACGGTAGTACGCCTTGAAGATTCCTGGATAAGGAAACCGCTGCGGGTCGTTCAAGATGACATACACGTAGTCACCAAGCCCAATCGAACCGAAGCCGAGTTCCTCCAGGTTGCTGTTCGGACGGATGTCCTGCCTCTTGCGAAGCTTGAACGAAGGACTGATGATCGGAATCGCAATCGGTGCAAGCGACTTGGCTAGGCGCTGGTCCAGATTGGTCTGCGACTCCGTCTCACGGAAGTTTACCTTCTTGCTGATCGCAGGGTAGCCATCGGCGAGCAAGGCAGCGTTACCAAGGAAGTTCCTCGGCGTGCCAATGCCAGTACCCTTTCCAATGGCATACCCGTACACACCGCCGCTGGAAGCCGACTCAGCGAACCAGTAGTTCTGAATCAATCCCGGATACGTGATCTCCGGGGAGTACGTGTTCGCAGGAGACCCAATCGGCTTCGCTCCGCCTACACCATCCCAGCGACCAAACTCGACGAGGAACCTCGGGTTGTTGTTCGCATCGATGTTGTAGAGGTGACGGTACTCCGCACCTAGACCGATCATCTCGTTGACAACATCGTCCGACGGTGGATACTCTCCGCCTACCAGCGTCTTGGTGATCGGCGTGGCATCCGCGACAGCAGCGTCGTACAGCAAGGGATGGATGTCCCATTGCGCGCCGTAGCTAATCGTGGTGAGCCAGACGTTGCGGATGATGTTGCGCGGGTCGTCAGTCCAGTTCTGGTCGTTGACGAAGAACGTCTTCGCGAGGAACGAGTCGTGCGTCTGGGCGTAGAGCTGGTATGTACCACCGCCCTGTGACGCGTATGTCCTGTTCCAGATGATGCCGCCCCAGATCGGAACATCCTCGCGGTAAACCCACACGCACGATCTACCAGGTGTGGTCGCGTACAGCATGTCCAGCAGGTTACGTTTTGGCGTATCACTTCTGAACGTTCCAGTGAAGTCGCCGTAGTTGGTGTTCTGTGCCGACGCCAAGTTCCAGTTCATGTTGACGCCGTAGAGAGGGAGCACGTCCAGCTTCTCGTTCGAGAGGATGTGCCTGAACTCGTAGCGGTACCGAACAGCCATAACGTGCTCCCTTCTCTACTAGCTGGTCGCCGGACGCGGGGCGAACTCGACTTCGTTGATGCCCTCGGTCACCGCTGCCTTCACGGTGTTGCCGAGCGACGCGAGAACCTTGGTCGCGAAGCCTTCAGCCTGGGCATCCGTGAGCGTGAGGCCCTGCGAAGCAGCCTCGTTCTTGATCACGTTGACCATCTCCTCGATGTTGTGCACCGAGTTCGAGATCAGGTGGCTCAGGTCGATGTGGTCCTGCTGTCGCTTCGCCACGCGCTGACCGAGGTCGTGCACGGTCTCCGGGCCGGGGCCACCAGCGACGGCGGGTGCGTTCGCAGTGTCCCAGAAGGCAGCCCAGACGGCCCTCGTCTTGTCGAGCACCTCGCGCTGTTCGGCTTCGGTCAGGGCTGCCATGAACCCACCTCCTGTGTTCGGATCGGACTTGCTAGGGTTGTCGAAGCTTCCGTCGACGCCGCGCCAGTAGTCACGGACGACGCTCATGTCGTAGTGACCACCGACACCAGCCATTCCCGGATCGGCGTACTGCTTCGCAACAGCCTGATCGGGAACGGTCTTCAGGTTGTCGTAGTGAGCCACCCACCAGAGCGGCTCAGCTACGCCCGCAGCCTGGAACTCCGCGGCAACCCACTGCCAATGGTTCTGCTCGTTGCAGTACACCGTCGGCTCGATGCCGAGCTTGCGAGCCTCGACAACGTTATGCACGACGTTCTCTGGCGGCCAGATGCATCCGGGCTCGCAGTCGAACACGTGCGCGTTGTTGTTCTCACCGATGGCACTGATGCGGACCTTGACGGCTCGCGTGAACCGATTCCAGTCCGCAACCGTCGCTGCGAACATGCCATCTACGTACAGTGCGACCATCTCCGCATCTGCCGGAATGGCGCTGGGATTGGTCGAGTCGTACATCGTCCTCATGTGGCCTCCTTCCCTATGCCGGAATGATCAGCACGTTCAGCTGAGTGAACTGGTTCGCAGAGGTAGTCTGCACTTGCATGGTACCTGTCTTGTTCTCCGCGCGCAGGTACACGGTGTGGGAACCAGTGAGCGACGTGCTGTAGGACACCACGCCTGAACAGAACGGGAACTGGAAGTCGTCGGTAGTCATGTTCTGAAGCTTGCCGATCATACCGACGATCGTACCCGTTGATGCGTTGTCCAGACGGATCAACAAGTCACTGGCGCAGGGCGGCCCGCTGTCGTAGCCGAGAGCCGTACCTGTGACCTGAAGCTTGTAAGGCCATCCAGGGTCAGGGATCACGAAGGAAGTGATCGTACCGGGAATGGCAAGTGCACCATGAGCAGGTGCGTTGGTGTAGAGGATCGGTGTGCTACCGTGCCACAGGGCGTCGACGAGCTGGTAGGTCTCCAGCTGCTTCGTGTTCGGGTTCCATCGAGTGTCGCCATCCATGATGCCGAGGATGGACGTCTCGAAGGTACGAACAGAAGTGACGCCACCGGGTGCAGTCAGCCAGTGACGACGGTCTTCGATGTCCGCCGCGAGGACTGAAGTCGCGGCAGGACGTACGGTGACGTAGCCAAGCTCCAGGTAGGAGTTGCCGATCGTTGCTGCTGAGGGAGGAGTCGTAGCGCCAGCAGTAGCGCCGGTGTTACCAGTGACGCAGACGATCTCTGCCTGGTTGAGCGCGCCGGAGTAGACGGCATCCTTGACGCGAACAACGATTGCGTCCTTCCTGAATAGCGTGGCATGCGGCGCCAATGCGAGAGGAACCGAAGCGATGGCGGTATCGTTCACCACACAGTAGTTACCCTGGAGAATGTTCTCGATGCCAGGGACGACACAGATGCCTCGGTCGACTGCTACAGCAAGGCTAGGTGAGCCTGTCTGAGTTACGCGAAGAGCACTCGGCTGAGGGTTGACACCGCCTACGCCATCGATCCGCGTACCGGAGTTGGTACCCGAAGAGAACATCTTCGTCGCAGCACCGAGGTCGCCATACCGCTGCTTCTGTGCCGTGACCGCGGTATCGGATTGCTGGAACAAACAAAGTACACTCACTTCACACCTCCTTACCTGTAGCCGTCAAGGGCTTCGAACTGCATCGCACCGTTAGGCACAGCATCGTCCGAACTGTATTGGATCCAGTTCTGTCCAGGCTGCAGCAGAAACCAACCTTCGAGGTCCACTGACTTGCGCCTACTTGCTTCGTCTACTCGTACCGTCTGGTTGTAGAAGTCAATGACCAACTCCTCAGCCGACGACTTCTGCATCTTGAGCGTCAGTATCCTACCTGCGGTAACGCTGTACAGTTTCGGATTGGTTACCGACATGCCTGTGGGGAAACGTGCAATGAACCCCACGGGCTTGTTACCGTAGTTGATGACAGGCGTAATGGTGGGCGCATTGATCCCACCGAAGCTGTAGTCGAACGCGTAGTTGAAACCGTGTCCGGGGTTAGGCTGCGTGAGGATGCCTGGTGTGATTCGTGTCTCGATACCGTAGATCGTCGGATCCTCCGCCACCAAAGTGATCGAGAATGGTGAGGAGTTCCATCGACGCATCGCCTCCCACGAGTAGTGGAAGCCGCCGCTCTTGCAAAAGATTTGGCGGATAGCTACACCGTGCGGGTGGATGTACAACGGCTTAGGATACGTAGTCGGTGCGAAGTTGTACTTCAAGCTATCGAGCAGTGGTTCGATCGGAGCAGCATCGACATCGCCGCCGTGAATCTCACCTGTGATAACGACCGTTCGCATCTGCTCGAACTCAGCCTGGTAAATACCCCCATCACGACCATCGTAGTCCTTCGAGTTGACCTTCAACGGCACATTGTCCAAGCCGTCAACAGTCTTGATGTCGAGGTAAGGGGCGGTGTTGTTGTCACCGTTGATTACGATGCCATCGTCGCCGTACTGGAAGCCGAAGTCAGCAAGCGTCGTGATCATCCTACCCCGACTCCCTTCGTAATTTCACGCCCGAGCTCAAGGGCGTTACCTCGCGGATCGATCTCCTGCGTGACGATCGTCATCTCGATGTCGTAGTTATTGATGACAATCGAGACGCCGTAGCCAGTACCTGCACCCATCGAGCCACGACCTTCGGCCTGGTTGATCGCCTTCTCAGCCATGGCCCACTGCTCTGTGGTGAGCACAGCTTCTGGCGTACCGGTGCCGTTGAAGAACATCCCCAGGCCAGGAGGCATCACACCGCCGGCGTCGTAGCCCTTCGGTGTAGACCCCACAGCCTGCTGGACGTTGAAGATCGACCCGTAGACGGACTTGATGTAGTTGATACCCGCAACGATGTTCGCAATCGGGTTGGTGATCTCGTTTGGAAGTCGCTGGTCTCGGTACGCCGCAAAGGTCTGCGGAATGGTCTGCATGAGACCCTGCGAGGGATAACCTGCCTGAGCGTTGCTGTCCCAAAGGTTGATGGCGTTCGGGTTGCCGCCCGACTCTCGCATGATGAGGGTAAGGAGTGGTCCATACCAGTCAGCACCGACCCCAGCGATGCCCATCGCCAGCTTGATCCACTGGTCCAGCTCACCGGAAGCAGGGCCACCACTAAAGGCACTGCCGATCATGTTCCAGACCTTGTCGATGATGCCATCGACAGACTTACTGATCAGTGCACCGACACCCTGGATGAAGGGGTTGCTACCAATCTTGCTGGTGATAAATCCGATCGGGTCGTGGAAGATCGCACCGACTGTATCACCGACACCACTAGCGAAGCTCATGACAGTGTCAACGATACCACCGTCAGCAAAGCCCTTACCAACGCTACCACCACTGCCTGCACGGCCACCGGAGTAGAAGCTGTTCGCCCAGTGAACGAATCCAGGACCAAGACCACGAACAGCCTCAGGCACAAGAACACCTTCGCCGCCAGACATCGCAACGATCAGGTTGTCAACACCCGGAGAGTAGCCAGGAAGAATACCACCCTTAGCCATTGCCAACATCGGACGTCCGCTGCCACCGCCAAGGCCGGGAGTAGACTGACCGATCAGGCCCAGTGTGCTGAGGTGACCAAGACCGAGGAAGTCGGCGATCGCATTCCACATGGCGACGATGCCATTGTTGTACACGTGTTCGATCACGAAGTTGATCGGAGTCTTCATGATGTCAACAATGGTGTCCCAGATGTCGCCAAGCATGTTGACACCGGAGTGGAACGTATTGACCAGCCAGTCCCAGAAGTTCTTGACACCTGTGACAATACTGTCCCAGGCAATCTTGGCAATGTCGACGACAATGCTAAGTCCGTTCTCCCAAACGGACTTAACCATGATCATGCCGCCTTCAAACATCCCCTTGATGAGTTCCCAGACACCCAAGATAAAGCCCAGGATGATATCCCAGAAACCCTTCAGGATTTCCCAGACACCGTTCCAGGCACGCTCCCAGTCACCGGTGAAGATACCGATGATAAGGTCGATGAGACCCGTGAAGATATCCCAAATGCCCTCAACGATACCCTTGATGATCTCCCAGGCACCCTTAAGAACACCGACGACGATCTCCCAAGTGAAGCGGAAAGCGTCGACGATGATGTTCAGGACTGCCTCAAGGATGTCCTTAACGTCGGGCCAAACCTTCATCCACCAGTCAATGAAGGGCTGGATGAATCCCTGAATCGCAGGCCAAGTAGCTGCTGCCCAGTCAGTGATCTTCTTCCACATCTCGACAACAAAGTCAGCCATAGGCCCAATAGCACCCATGACATCCGTCTTGACCTTATTGAAGAGTGCGATGACCTTATCGCCGATGGTGTCCTTTATCCACTGCCAGACACCACTAAGCCTGTTAAGAACCCAGTCCCACGCCTTAACAATTGCAGCGGTAACAGTGTCCCAGTTCTTGTACAGCAAGTAGCCAACTGCGATCAACCCAACGATGATGGCAGCGACTGCACCGACAATGCCGATGAGTGCGCCTATACCAACGCCAAGGATCGCGGCGGCCCCTGACAACAGGACCCACAGGCCGACGAGTGTAACAGCGAAACCAATAACAATGGTTAGTGCTGCCGCGAAGGCCATGAACTGTGCGATAGTATCCTTTGTGCCATCGCTAAGCTTGTCCCACCAGGAGAACAGGCCGATCAGCATGTCCGTGAAGTTCTTCAGAAGAGGCAGTAGTGCTTGCCCGATCTGAATCTTCATAGCGTCCCAGTTGTTCTGCAAAATCTGGGACTTCGAAGTTGCTGTGTCAGCCATCGTGTCATACGCCTCAGTAAACGAACCTGAGGCGTCTTGCATGTCACCGACAAAACCAGTGAACGCATTTACCGCACTGCTGTCCTTCAGGACAAGGTCGTAGAACCTGCGTGCCTGGATCGTACCGCCGGCACCCTTAAAGAGAGCCTGCAGAGCGTTTGCACGCTCCGGGTCAGTCATGTCTGCAAACTTCTTCTGCAGATCGGTCATGATACTGCCCATGTCCTTGAAGCCACCGTTGGCGTCGCGGACCTCAATGCCCATCTTTTCGAGGCGCTTAATTACTGTCGGGTTCGCTAGCGCATCGAAGGCACGGGCAGCAGAAGCGGCAGCCATATCAGCACTCAGACCGTTACGGGTCAAGTAAGCCATCATGCCGGCGAGGGTCTCTACGGATTGCCCCGCGCGCTGCGCAGACGGTACTGCCTTACCAATTGCCGTAGCGAACTGGTCGTAAGTACCGATACCCTTCTGTACCAACTTGAACTGCACGTCAAGAACCTTGGAGACGTCCTCCGCAGGAATCTTCCAAGCGTTCATGATCGCGATCGTTGCACGACCCGCAGTTTCCAGACTTGTCTGACCTGCAACAGCAGACTTCGCCAGCTGCTCCAGCATGATCTTCGCCTGAGGAAGGTTAACATCCATCGAGGAGAAGATGTCGTACAAGCCCGCAGACAGCTGCTCAATAGGTACTGCGGTACGCTTTCCGACATCCATTACGATGTCGCCGAGTTCCTTTTGAGAAGCCTTTACCTTGTCAGTCTGCGTGCTGACAAGTGCAATTGCGTTCTCGAAGGTTGCTGCCTCGGCAGTAGCGTCATGCAGTGCGCCGGCCATTGCCGCACCCACTCCGATGATACCTACGCCCATCGAAGTGAGTGCGACACCGGCGTTGATCTGTCGCTGAGCAGCCGCACGCGTGGTCGCGTCCAGGTCCGTCATGGATCGTGCGACAGAGTTGATCACGCGGCTAGCCTCATCGCGAGCGCGGAGAATGAGGAGTAGCTCCCTAGCACCGAGTGCCATTATCTCCCCTTCCCCTGCTTCGCCACTCTATCCTTTTCTTCCCTCTGTGCTCGCGCGTTGTACACACTCTGCAGCATGTACACGTAGTACGCATCCTGTTCAAGTAGACCACCTGGACCCGGAAGGCAGTGAAGCTTCTCACACATCTGAGCGATCTCCATCGCCAGATGAACTTCCGGGTCGTCGGTGGGCCGATCGAACAGGATGTGTAGTAGAACGCGCTTCGCTAGTTTGGGTCTTCGTCCTCGAAGTTGTTCATCTCGTCGATCAGCTTGCTGATCTCCTCACCCACGCGAGGGTGGAGGATCGCGACGTCGCCCGGCTCGGAGAGGTTCAGCGGGACGATCGTCTCGCCGATCTTCTTCTCCAGGTTGTGCGAGACCACACAGGTCTTGATGTCGAACAGCGCCGCCTGGACGGTGAGCGTGTCGATCTCGCCCTTCACGTCCTTCGACCCGCGCTGCATGAGGATCGACATCTTCGACGAACGTCCCTGACGCTCGAGCTTCTGCCCGTAGGACATCCGCCGAAGACGAACGACACCACCCTCGAGAGACTTCAGCTTGAAGTCCTCTTCGTACTCGAATGTTGCGAGAGGCATTCTCTTGTCCCGTTTCTACTTGATTGCTCTGAGCACACTGTAGAGTCTA